TCGAACCTTTTGAGATACCTAGAGGCTGGTATAAGTTTCGTGCTGCTGACTGGGGTTATAGTTCTCCTGCTTGTGTTCTTTGGTTCGCTATTGATTACAATAATAATATATGGATTTATAGAGAACTATATACTAAGAAAGTTACGGCAGATGTTTTTGCAAGACAGGTAATAAACCTAGAACAACATGAGTATATTCACTATGGTGTATTAGATGTTAGTACATGGGCAAAGAGAGGTGATGTAGGTCCGAGTATTGCTGAGACAATGATACAGAATGGTTGTAGATGGAGACCATCTGATAGATCACCTAAAAGTAGAATTAATGGTAAACTCGAGATACACAAAAGATTAAGAGTTGTGGATAAAGAACCAGGTATTAGAGTATTTGCTAATTGCAAAAATCTTATAAGAACACTATCATCATTACCTACCGATGATAAGAATCCAGAGGATGTGGATACGAATGCAGAGGATCACGCATACGATGCATTAAGATATGGATGTATGAGTAGACCAACTCATCCTAGATTTGGTAATAGATTTGGCTCATCATCACAAAACACATTTGAAGTATCAGATAGTACATTTGGATATTAATATGAATAGAATAATAAGACAGATATTAGATAATATAAATGCCACTAATAGAAAACTTAAACAGCTTAATTTTTCTAGAAGTTTAAAAAAAGAAGTAAATATAGGTGCGTGTGGTACTCAGGGATATACTATAAAACAAGGACTTAACAAAGGAAAAGTTATAAGTGGTTCTAAATAAAAAAATCCCAGAGATAAATAAAAAGAATTTTCCCTACGATCTAGTTTTAGCATACTGGGAAGATATTGTTGGATCATGTGAATGGTCTGACATAACAGATATAAAAAAAGCAAAGACAGCTGTATGTTGTAGTTTCGGATGGTTAGTAGAACAGAATGATAAGACTACAGTTATTATGGCAGATTTTATATTTGAAGATAGCGGAGTGATAAAACAAGGTGGTGGACATACAGTTATACCTACCAAAAATATAATTAAGATAAAGAAGATTAAAATATAACAGGAGAATAATATGAATACATTCGACCCAAAAGCTAAAGTTAAGCAAGGTCAGTTTAGTGATGCACCTGATGGGAAGAACCCAAACAGGGAACATACTAATATTGATTTTTCTAAACATGCTCCTAGAAAGTACGAGTCTGCTAATTACTTAGAAGATCAAGTAGTACCTAGCGAACCAGGATCAAAGCATGTAGATGATTCAGTATTTAGAATGGCAGACGAGAAGGATTACTAATGTCAACAAAACAGAAAGAAGCATCTAAAGCAGCATCTAAAAGAATGAAAAGTCTAAAAGAAGAAAAGGCTTTGAAAGAATTTGCTAAAGCTAGTAAATCTATACATAGTAAAAAAGAAGGATTTAATAAAGAGTTAGCTTACACGCAATTTGAAGAAGCTATATCTTCAAAAAATGTTGGTAAAGGTTTAGATAAAAAACCTATGTCAAGTATTAAAAAAATAGCTGACGCTGCAGCAGATGAAAAACAATTAACAAGAACTGCAAGAAAATTAAATCGAGATGTCATAAATGGTAAAAGTTATGGCGAGACTGATTTATTATAATGTTAGGACCTAAAAGTAATTATATACCTGTAGTATATGCAGGTACTAAGAAAAAAAAGAAAAAGAAAAAAACTAAGAGGAGAAAACCCAAATGATGAAAAGATATATGGAAGGGGAACTTGCACCTGATGTTGCTAAAAGACCAAATGATAAAATGGAATTTAGTGGTGGATACAGTGGACCTAAATTAGGACCAGATGTAGAAGGTAAAGCTAAGAAAGCTAATAACAAAGTTGACCCAGCAATCTTTAGAATGGCTGAAGAAAAAGACTATTCATAAAAATTAATGCACGAAGAAGAAAATAAAACAGCTGACGAAGTCAGTGAGTCGTCACCTATTGTCGGACATATAAGACAGAAGTTCTATCAATCAGAGAACTCTAGATTATATGATGAGAAGAGATGGTTACAGGCTTACAGAAACTATAGAGGACTATATGGTCCTGAGATGGTTTTTCGTTCAAATGAGAAATCAAGAGTATTTGTTAAGATAACAAAGACTAAAGTATTAGCAGCTTTTGGTCAGCTTATAGAAGTATTATTCTCTAGTGGTAAGTTTCCATTAGGTATTAATCCTACACAGGTTCCAGAAGAGATACCTGAGTATGCACATTTAAAACCTAAGAAACCAGAACAACCACAGGAACAGATACAAGATCCATATGGATTTAAAGGTGATGGTAGAGAGATACCACCTGGTGCTACAGCTGATATGCTAATGAAAAATTTAGCACAAGAATTTGAGAATGTTGGTTTTGATGAGGGTCCTGCTAATCAGGGAGAACCACAGATACAACCAGCAGAAATAGCAGCAAAACATTTAGAAAAATTATTACACGATCAATTAGAAGAGTCTAGTGCTATAACAGTTCTAAGACATGTATTCTTTGAGATGTGTTTATTAGGAACTGGTATATTAAAAGGTCCATTTAGTTTTGATCATACATATCATGCATTTGATGTAGGTGAAGATCAAGATGGTAATATGATAAATGTACATGCTAAAAAAATTAAAACAGTACCTAAAGTAGAAGCAGTATCATGTTGGGATTTCTATGCAGATCCAAATGCAACTAGTATAAATGATTGTGACTATGTAATTCAAAGACATTCATTAAATAGACAACAGTTTTCTGATTTAAGAAAGATGCCTTATTTTAATGAGGAAGCTATTGATATGTGTCTAGAAGAAGGTCCTAATTATCAAGTTAGAGGATATGAATCTTCTCTATACAATAGAGAAACTGTAGAGACTATATACAAAAACAGATTTGAAGTATTAGAATATTGGGGTGTTATCTCAAAAGAGATGGCAGAAGAATGTGGAATAGAAAGTGATAAGAGTGTAATTAGTATCAATGCATGGATATGTGGTGGCAAAGTATTGAGAATGGTAGAGAATCCATTTGAACCTACTAGATTACCTTTTATGGTTTGTCCATATGAATTAAACCCATATCAATTTTTTGGTATTGGTGTTCCAGAAAATATGGAAGACTCACAACAGATTATGAATGGTCATGCAAGAATGGCTATTGATAATCTAGCATTGTCAGGTAACTTAGTATTTGATGTTGATGAAACACAATTAGTTCCTGGACAAGATATGAAAATTTTTCCTGGTAAGATATTTAGAAGACAGAGTGGACAACCAGGAACATCTATAAATGCAATTAAATTTCCAAACAGCACTCAGGAAAATATGATGATGTTTGATAGATTTAGACAGTTAGCAGATGAGGCAACTGGTATACCATCATATTCACATGGTACAACAGGTGTACAATCTACTACTAGAACTGCGGCAGGTATGTCAATGTTGATGGGTGCTGCAGCATTAAGTATTAAAACTGTAATTAAAAATGTAGATGATTACTTATTAAAACCCTTAGGTGAAAACTTGTTTCATTGGAATATGCAATTTAATGCAGACATTCCAATTATTAAAGGTGATCTTGAAATAAAAGCAAGAGGTACATCTTCATTAATGCAGAAAGAAGTTAGATCACAAAGACTTATGACGTTTATGCAAACAGCTGCTAATCCAGCATTAGCACCATTTGTTAAATGGCATACATGTTTAAAAGAAATAGCAAAATCATTAGATATCGATCCTGATCAATTAATTAATGATCCAGAGAAAGCAGCTATCTATGCACAAATAATGGGAATGGTAAATGGAAATAAGAACGATACAACCCCTACTGGAGAACAAGACCCTATGGCAGCAGTTGGAAAAGCACCTCCAGGGGCTTCAATCACAGATCCAACAGGAAATGGAGGTGGCAACATCGGAATCGGCAATATACCGATGCCAGGGGAAGCTGGTTTTGCTTCGCCAGATGTTAAATCTCCCAACGGCAAACAAACGCAGTAAAGAAGGTGATTAGTGGCAATACAATATTCTATATCATATGATGATAAGGGTAGTCCTTCATTAGTAAAAAATACTATAGAGGGATCTAAACCAGTTATTAAATCATCATTTAATATTGGAGAGTATAAACCAGTTAGAACTGTACAGACTGATTTTGATTTTGAAAATGTAACAGAACAAAATGCTGAAACAGTGTATCAAAGTTTACAGAAATATATTTATCAAACTAATAAAAATAGTGATGGTGGACCAGATCAAAGCGAACAAAATAAATTTTTAGAACAGAGTTTCGAAGCTGCAGCAGCTAGAGATATTGATGGTAAAGTTATAGGTGGTTCAACATTTTCAGAAAAAATAAAAATGACTGCTGTTGATACTTATATAGATTCAAAATTAAATCCTATTAAATCTACAGTTCTTGGTCAAATACCTGTAATAGGAACTATTCATAATGCATTAAAACATGCAGGATCTAATTATGTAGATCCATATTATGATCCAGTACATTCATCATATTACACAACTGGATTTGGTCAATATACTGATAAATTAGATAGACCAGGACTTACAAAAGATCAAGAAGTAGATAAATTACAAAAGGCTGGAGTAGATTCTGGAACAGGTGTAGAAGATCCTTCAGATTATTTACAAAGAGTAAACGAAAAAAAAGTTCAACAGCAATTTAGAGATTTACAAAATATAAATGCTGGTGGAGGTAATGGTGGTGGAAATCAAGGACAAAGAGATGCTGGACCAGGATATAGTGGTGGTGGAACAGCAGCTGAAATGGGGAGTTTTTAATGGCAGTAGATTATAGAGGACAACCAATAACACAACAGACAGCATTTACTACAACTGGTATAATGAATAGAAAACCTGAACCTGTAAAACCTTTAAGGATGCAGGCTGTTAGAAAACCTGAACCTAAAGTTGTACAAGAAAATTTACCAGAAGAGAGATTACCACAGATTAATTTAGAGAACTTGAGAGATGATGATAAACGAATTTTAAATATTCATTTAACACCATCTCTTAAAAATGTATTCAACAGGATATTTGGACAGGATATTTTTCCTGAGTTTGGCTTAACAGAGAACACAGTAAGTATCCCAAAGAGTATTGTTGTTGATAGATTTGGATCATTGGATAATTTTCAAAAAATGATTCGAAGAGATGATAACAACGTGCCACCTAGTCAAGGTATAATGACTAGCCCACAAACTAATAAAATAGTTTAGAGCTACCCTTATCCATAAGGCACTCAACCCAATAGGTAAAAATAATGGAACAAGAAAAAGAAACTCCTAAAGTTTCCGAAGAAACAAAAGTTAAGATGCCAAGTGCAAATCCATATAGTAAGGCTCAAGAAAATGATCCTGAAACAGAGGCATTTGCTAAAGGTGAATTAACTAAATTTCATAGAGAACAGAGGGAAAAAGCAGCAACAGCAACCGAACAGAAGGACACCGATACATCTGAAGAGACTGCAGAAAAATCAGATCAAGAGGCTACTCCTATCGCTGAACGCCCTGTGAAAGCTGAAGATCGTGCTTTTAAGAAACGTTATGACGATTTGAAAAAGCACTATGATTCTACAATTAATAAACACAAGGATGAACTTCATTCTTTACGTTCACAATTAGAGTCAAGCACAAAACAATTTGTTGCACCTAAATCTAAAGAGGAATTAGATGCATGGAGAAAAGAGTACCCTGATGTTTATGATATGGTTGAAACCATAGCAATTAACAAAGCTACTACTCAATCTGCAGAACTTGAAAGTAAATTTAAAAACTTACAAGTCCAACAAGAACAAATTAAAAAAGAAAAAGCTGAAGTAGAACTTTTAAAAATTCACCCAGATTTTAATGATATTCGTGCAAAAGATGAATTTCATCAATGGGCTGAAAAACAAGATCCTACTATTCAAGGTTGGTTGTATGAGAATACTTCTAACGCTAAGTTAGCTGCGAGAGCCATTGATCTATATAAAATGGATAGTGGACAAAGTAATCTAACTAAGAAAGAAGAAAAGGATATTAAGAAAGAAGCTGCTAAAGCAATTTCTAAAACTAGAAAAGCTATAGACTCTGAGGAACCAAAGAAAAAAATTTGGACAACAAGTGAGATTTCTAAAATGAAACCTCATCAGTTTGAAAAATTTGAAAAGGAGATTGACCTTGCTCGTTTAGAAGGTAGGATTGAACAACGTTAAACAATCTAACTAAACAATAAGGAGAAGCATTATGGCTTTTACAAATGCTAGTGGATACAACAACCTTTCACAAGGTAATTTTACTCCACAGATCTTTAGTCAGAAGGTTCAAAAGTTCTTCAGAAGAGCATCAGTGGTTGAGGATATTACAAACACTGATTACGCTGGAGAAATTGAAAACTTTGGTGACACAGTAAAGATCATTAAAGAGCCGACAATCACAGTCAAAGATTATGCTAGAGGTCAAACAGTTGATACACAAATATTAGCTGATGATCAAATAACTATGACAGTTGATCAAGGTTCATATTTTGCTTTTAAAGTTGATGATATTGAAGAAAGACAATCTCATGTTAACTTTGAAGCACTTGCAACCTCTTCAGGTGCATACTCATTAAAAAAGAACTACGACTACAATGTATTGAAGTTTATCTATGATAACGCTTCTACATCTGCAAGTGACACAGGAACTGATGGTTCACCAATCGATGGTGACGCAGCAGCTGACACTTTAGCAGACGTTGTATCAGCGGCTAAAAAAGTTCTTGACAAGAATAGCGTACCAGAAGAAAATAGATGGTTAGTTGCACCACCTGAATTCTTTGAGCAATTAAGAAAATCAGGTGCTAAACTTTCTGACCAATCAGTAATGGCTGATG